GATTTGGAAAAAGATTTTGAAGCCGTGATAGCCGATCCTCAATCATATTGGCGGCGTCGTGATACGGCGGATGGTGAGTTTTGGACGTTTGCCAGCGTTTATGAAGCAGATGGAATATATCTGACAGCCGGATTGAACGATCGAGCAGCTGGAGCGGGGGCGTTTGCGGAAGCGATCAGGATTCGAGAGACGGGCAAGCCCCAATATCGGGTGCTTGATTGCTGCGAATATACAATCGAGACGATACCGGAATTACCGCCTGACAAGAACAATCCCAACATGGTTGATACCAAGGTGAAAGATCATGCTTACGACGCAGACCGATATTTTCTGATGGTGTTGCGGGGCGATGCAGTATCATCTGGAAAAGAAACACGTCGGGATCGATTTGGAGTTCAGAAATTATTTGAGCATTATGCCAATAGTCAGTTTGGCGGAACAGGCAAGAGCTGGAAATGTGCTTGATGGAGATAGATAATGATCAATAAGCAGGCAGAGACACGGGAGCGAATACTGGAAGCCCGGCGGAAATCGATCGAGGGCTGGGCAAGCGCACGGGAAACCACTTTGAAAGTGATGCGTTATGTTCGACATCAGCCATATACCCAGGAGGAGATAGATGCGGCAGAGGCAAATGCGAAGCCGTTGCTGCGTTATGCGATATTAATCGGCAAATTGATGACGTTGTTGGGAAATGAGCAGAACAACCGCCGTGAAGTGAAGATTATTGCCGATTATTTTACCCAGGAAGAAATAGCCAAGCTATTGAGCGACAATCGGGCATATATCAAAGAAATCAATCAATGGGAAGCGCTGGTTCCTCAATTACTGGCAGACGCCTTGTTATATCCGACTCTGGGCTGGGTGCGGCGTTTGATCAAAATGGGAGCTATGGGTTATCTGGATTTTCAATATAAGCTTTATGACACACTCATGGTTCATCCATCCAAAGAATTCAGGCGCATGGATTTGATGGACTGTTCCTATGTGGTGGCAGATGATTGGCTGACGTGGAATCAAATCGAAAATAAATATAAGCCTTCCAAGCTGGATAAGACAGAATATAAGCGCTGGTGGGAAAACATCGAAGAGAGCCGCGATATCTTTCAGATATTGAGCAATAAAGAAGATGATACCTACAAAGTGGGAGATCAATTGCTGGTCTGCGAGATGGAGGTGCGCCGCGAAGTTCCGGTGAATGTGGTGGAATTGGAGACCGGCGAATATGTGAAGCTTACCGATAAAGAACTTGATGAGTATGAAAAACAGGGTGAGCGTCTGCATTTTGTGAGGAAGGATGTTGATGATCGAATATTCGTGGAGAGCACTGTTCCGGCGATTGAGGAAGGCTGCACCTTATTGGAAAAAGAATATCCCTATCCAACCAAACGTTTTTCTTTTTTTCCGTGCGCGAGTTTTAACTGGAATACTTTTAAATCTAAGCAGACAAGCTGGGGCGATCTGGTTTTGGATCCTCAGGACAGGATAAACAAGGGAAAGAGCCAGGAAGTGGATTATCTGATCCAGAAGCTGGGGAGCCTGTGGCATGTTCACGAAAACGAAAAGACAGCGATCAACGATTTGGAGAATGCCAAGGGTAATCCGTGGGGAATCGTCAAATATAAGAATTTGCAGCGCAATAAAGCTGTGCGCGACACCGGTTCGGTGGAGAGCGGCAGCATAATGACGATACAGCAGAGCATCGCTCAGGATCGGGATTTACTCAATGACATAAGCAAAATAACGATAGCGATGGAAGGCGGAGCCGGTAAAAGCGGCGAGACTGGTGTTTTGTTTGATCAGAAGCTGACTCAATCTTTGGTGAGCACGAATCCGTATTATGAAATATTGAATTTAACAGATGAAAATCTGGCGCGTGATTATCTGGAATTGGTGCCTTATGTATATTTTGAGAATGACCGACTGCTGCCTTTGAAGGGCAGTACAAACCGATTGAAATATGAAATGATCAATTTGAATATGGGCGGAGAAACCTTGAAAAATATGAGGGAGTTTTCTGCCCGTGCGGTATTGGATGCAGTGGAGAATATTCCGAACCGATTGAATCAGGCATTCAATGAGAACGTGGCATTTGCGCAGATGTTAATCAATGCCGGATTCCCGCCAGAGCGGATACCCTTTATGTTGATTGTGAAGAATTCGACGATCCGCGACAAAAAAGAATGGGTGGACGCTTTGAGTGAAGCGCAGCACCAGATGGCAGAGCAGCGTCTGGATGAACGAGCAATGGGCGAGATGGAAAAAATGATGCAATTGACGAATAATCAGGAAAAGGAGAATATATGAAAAGATTTATCGAGCAGATCATGAGAGAAGCGTTTCCGAGATTTGAACCGGGCGAAGACCCTGACGGCGGAAGCGCAGGCGGCATTACGCAGATAAATGTAGCCGGAGAGATGATAGATATGCCAGCGGGATTAAATCTGGAAGAACCTGGTGAGCCTGGAACCGGAGACGGACAACCGACGTTAATAACCAAGGAGATGCTTTCACATTTACCGGAAGGCGTAGCTAAGCAGATTGAAGGCAAGAGCTTGCAAGAAGTTTTAACCAGTTTTGCGAATGCTCAATCATTCATTGGAAAACAAGGCACTGAGATCGGCGCTTTGAAAAAGCAATTGGGCGATGGAGATAAACGCACGAGCGCTAAGGCGAGCAAGGAATATGAAGATTTGTCGAAGCAATTGAAGAAGTCGGAAGATGACCTGGCGGAGCTGGACGAGCTGGTGGATGGCGATGATTATCTAAGTAAGAGCAAAGAGACCGAAGTTCTGCGCAAGAAGGCTGAAAAGCTGAAAGCGGAGATAAGCGATCTGAAAGTGACAGAGATGATCAATGTCAAAATGGATGAAAAATTCAATCAAACCGGGTTAGTGAAAATGCGCGACTCTCTGATGAAAGATTTCCAGATGGAATTTGACGATGAAACCTGGAAAGCGGTGTCGGAGAAAGCGAAACTCATCAACGGACCGGGCGAAATCACCCCGGAGGCAATGGAAAGCGCGGTGATCATGACAATCGGCACGGAGACGTATCGAAAAACCCTGACGAGTCAGGGCGAGATGAACATGCGCGAGAAATTGAGCAAAGCCAGCAAAATGGAAATGCCTCTTTTGGATGGGAGCAGCGGCAAGGGCAAGCAGGCATTAGATTACAACAAACTGCCGGGACCTATTCGCCAGCAGGTGGTGAATGCTTTGAAATCTGAAAAATTCCTGACGTTGTTTGAAAAAACACATGGTTTTGATTTGCGCAAGCTCCAGTAACACAAAATAAAAAATCAGGAGCGAACGTATGAATAAACTACATGCGGATCAGTTTCTCCCGGATTATTGGCAGCCTGAGCTGCACCGGGCAGTTGAGGACGGATTGTTCTTTGCGCCCTGGACGGGAGACGTGAGACAAGAGCGGCGCAATAACGTGGACGGCACTACCCAGTGGGTGATCACCGGCGTTAGCGGCAGCGTTGTGGAGCGCGTGAACGGGATGTGGGAAGTGGGAGCGGACAAAGCCAAGATGGCGATGATATTGCCGCTGGAAGAAGCGCCGCTGGCAGGAAATGCCTATTATCCCGGCACGGGAGAAAAACTGCGTTATAAATGGCGCAGCTTGTTTGTGAATCAATGGGGCAAGGTTGTATCGGTTGAGAATGGACTGATGAATCTTTTGCGCACCAAGAAGATCGAGAAAGAGAAAGAAAATGCAACACCGGAATTGATCCAGTTTGCCAGAAAATGGAAAAATCTGGAGTTTGTGTCCACTCTTTATGAGGGACACAGCTACAGTACAACGTTGGGAACGAACACGGCGCCGGAGGGCATCGGAGCGGTGAAGGTGATTCATCCGAATCTTTACACGAACACCGTCGATCCTTCCAGCGGGGGCACGTTGACGGCGATCGGGACGGAGTATAAGAACAAACTGACGACCGATCTGGACACAGCGTTGTCAACCAATTATGCCAATCTTAAGTATCCGAGCGAGAAGTATCTGGATAAAGTGGGTGAAAAACTTGATGAGCTGGGCATTCAGAAATTTGCGAGCTGGAAAGGCATTCCGAAGTGGTTGTGTGTGATCCAGCGCAACACTCTGAGTCATCTGAAGCAGAATACAGTTTTGCGCAATGATTTCAACCAGGCATTCATGGGCAAAGAGTATGACAATCCTCTGTTTAAACACGACGCCTGGGTGGTGGGTGAATTTCTCTTTGCGCTCGATAAGAAAGTGGCAAGAAGCTGGGATGACAGCACCAACGATTTTGCCGGCAAGAACGGCTATATCGGCAATCCCACCTATCACAGCACGTATGCACATAGTTTCATGTGGGTGTTAGGCGGCAATGCGTTGGGCTACAGCAATGCGTTTCCCATGAGCTTGATTCCGGATAGCGACAACTTTGGATTGCAGAAAGAGACGTTGGCGGTGACTGTGATGGGCGCAGGCAGAGGAGAATTTGTGTCGGCAACAGATTATGCTGCCTATTTTGCCAGCGGTAATGCCAGCGCCTCGTATCTGGGCAGCGCCAAAGAAGTGAAAAACCAGTCATCTGCCGGCTTTGCCGTTAAGCTTGGTTAAGGGAGGACGAAATGGGAAATAGAGCACAGAACGGAACCGGCATCAGTAAAATGAAGCGCCGGGATGTGAAGGTGAAGACGGCGAATTACACCCTGCAAGATCACATTGATGAGAATGCCATCTTCAGCAATCTTGACGCACCGTTGGCAGTGGAATTGCAGCTTCCGGCAGCAGTTCCGGGCAGGAGCTGCACGCTACTGGTGGAAACCGCCTGTCCTTTCCGGGCACAGCCAGCCAGCGGAGAGAAGATAAGTTCAGGCGCCGGAGTATTGGGCGCGGCAGACAAATACGTTGGCAACAACGTTGTAGGCTGCCGTGTAACGTTGGTCTGCGAAAAAGCCGGAGAATGGAAAGCAATGGACGTTGTAGGCACCTGGACGGTGGAAAGTTAGCCCAATTGTTAGTTAATTATCGTCCCCGCTTTAAGGAGCGGGGGCGGTTTTGGACGAGAAATGGAAATAAGAAGATTGGAAGAATCAAGGCTGCCATATAGCGGGAAGCAAGAGCGGACAGCGATATGCACGGGATATTCAGATCCGATGGAATTTATTTATTCGGAGGGAGAAAAGCGAATGAGCGGCGGCGGCTTTCATCCCGGCAGGGCGGCAGCTTTGGGTATTCGTTCGTTGGCGGCAGAGGATTTTTTATTTGCGAAGGGAATGATCAATATACTTTTGAAAGAATCGATCGAAAAAAAAGAAGCATTATATTTTCCTTACGGATTTGATTTTTTGATTCACAATAATAAAAAAGAGATAATGAAAAAGGGCTGGGAGAGCGGATTTTCACAGGGGTTGGCGTTATTATTATTAAGCCGCTACGGACGCAGAGTCTGTACTGATGAGTTTAGAGAAAAAGCCGACAAAATATATCAAAGTTTTTTGGTGTCACCGATCCGGATAGAGATAGACGGGAATTTATGGTTTTCGGAATATCCCGGATATTG